TACTGTCGTACCAACGGGCATTTTTCCACCGCCAGCATACAAATTCCTCTTTAGGAAGCAAAACTACACATTTAACGCCCAAAGCACCAGCCAAATGTGCAGTTCCCGTATCTACAGTAACAATTCCTTTCATTGCCTTCATGTGGGAAGCGGTTTGTACCCAGTTTTTTTTCCAACCATCATCAGGAAGTGGGTGAAATAGCCCATCAGAATTAGGATTTAGCGAATATGCGTCATCCCCGACCAATTCTGCCATGTGTTCATGGGCAATCGACTTAATGTAGTACAGGGTTTGCTTAGATGCTTCCCAATTTACCCCGATTTTAGGTGGAATATTGCTAGGAATGGCGTGTAAATAGCCTTCTGATCCTACAATTTTCTTGCGTGTTACAGGAAACATTGATTTTACGATGGGATGCTGTAACGAAATGTAATACGGTAGCGACATTGAGCCAATCCAGTAATCAGATTCTTGTGCAGTACCGTTTCCTAAATCGTTGCTAAATACATCTACAGCGTGGATTTGACCTAACAAGTGATGAAGGGTGCTTTCTTGCAAAACAACAACCCTAGATGCCCCTAAAGCCTTTAAAGCTGGTAAGAATCGGGCAAACATAATAATGTCACCAAATCCTTGCTCCATCTGTACTGTTATGGTTTTCCCTAATAGGGGTTCACCTCTCCATACGGGCATTTTTAAAGCAGGTGCGTAGGGAACGGCTTGTTTGGCAACAATGTCAGGATGCCAGCGGTATTCAAATCCCCTGAAGCCAGCTTCATATCTGCCAGCGTGTAGGTGTTCGTAAGCTAATTTGTATTGATTGTCAGCGTTTAATGTAGAAGTAGTAATAGTGCAACCTCATCGTCTAGTTCCTCTAGGCGTTTGGCTTCCATATATATCAACTGCTCTTGTATGAGCCTTTGTTGGTTTCTGTAAGCTACTGCCGCAAGAATGTTATCCCGTTGTCTTTCAAGGTAGCTTATAGACCGCTGTAATTCTTGTGTATCGACTGACGGTATATCAGCTTTAACCTCTTGTTTTGATTGTACTTTAGATTGCTTAACTTTTGCAACAGGATCAATTAAGTCCTTAAATGCTTGCTTGCGTGAAGCGTTAGCATCTTTGGTGGCCTGCTCTATCCTGCGTTGGCGTTCACCAATTTTCTGCTGTAGCTTTTGAATTCTACGCAGTTCTTCCTTAGTAAAGTGACCGCCATCATCCCCACCTGCGGGTTCAACATTGATCTGAAATGCGTTATTTTGAAACGCATTAGGTTGAAACGCAGTTTGAAACATTATGCGTCTACTGCACCTTCGTAATCAGTAAAGGTCTTTAATACTCCATAGATTGCAGGGATTAAATCACCTTCTAAGTCCTCAATCGCAATGTAATGAGCATTTTCTTTAACAGTAGCCATGTTGCTATGTCTTGCTTCTTCGTTGTAGTAAATAGCCACTTGCACTTGGATTTGGTCTTTTGTACCAAAAAAGTTAGTAATTCTAGCGTAGGCTTGTGGGGCTGGTACACCAAATTGAGTTGATGCTAGGTTAAGTTTTAATGCCATGATTGCTCCTTAGTAAGTCATTTCTGTTGTACGGATTTGGCAAACTGTACGAATAGTCGTGCTTGCTTGCCCTGTAAAAGTTACTGCTAAACCACCATTAGTTGTGTCGGCTGTAAGACCAATAGTCCATGTTGCCGCACCAGCATCAGCGTATAAAGATGTGACGGTTGAACCTACAAGAGTTGTAGCACCAGCGTTAGCACCTCGCTTGATAACACCAGCGATTTCCCAACCTTTAGTATTACCACCGCCAGTAACTCCTGATATAACTTCGCCAGTAAAGTAATAAGCAGAGTTGTTAGGTAGTATTACTTGGTTTGTTCCGCTTGCGGCACTACTATCAGAACATAAAACAGTTGCCGTTGCATCAGTTGTTTGTCTAGCAAGTATTAATAAAGCGGCTTGATTAATTCCGCTTGATTGTGATATTGGATTTTGACAAGCAGAAAATACATGATTTCCTAAGATACTTCTGGTTGTTCCAAAACTGCCGCCCATTACAGCACCATATTGGCTATTGGCTGTATTAGAATACCCAGCACCAACAAAAGAAGCATTACCTGAAGCAGTATTTACAATTCCAGCTACAACACCAGCAGATTGACCAGACGCAGTATTTACTCCTGAGCCGCCAAAAGCATATCCACCACCACCAACAAATGCACCAGTTTGATTAGCCGTGTTTCCATACCCACCAACTACAGTTGAATATAAACCACTTGCCACATTCTTAAATCCACCAGAGACTACCGACCAATCCCCTGATGCAGTATTCCTATTAGCCGCAGTACCAGCATCACCACCACCACCGATAAATGAATAACTACCTGTAGCTTGGTTATTACCACCGCCTACTACTACTCCATGAGGAGTAAAGAAAGATAGAGTGCTTGTAGATGAACCTGATGCGTTTTTGCTTAGAGTAAGTGCTGTTCCGCTAATGGCGGCTACATAGGTATCACCAGCAATAGAAGTACCCGAAATGTATTGACCAACTTTAATGTTAGCGTTTGAACCTGACAATGTTACGGCTGTAGTAGCGTTCATTGTGCCGCTTTGGGTGGTTACGGCAGAACCGCTTGTACCTGAATTGGTAAAGCCACCACCAACAAAATTAAAAAGTCCCGCAGAAGTATTAGACGCACCAGCAACAACGGCACTAGTATAGTTACTAGCTGTATTACTTTCACCAGCCCCAACAAAAGCATATGAGTTACTAGATGTATTAGTGTTTCCACCAGCGATAACCGCACCAAATCCTGATGAATTATTATTATTTCCACCTGATACAGTTCCATAAGTTGATGTAGCCCTATTGCTTGCACCACCACTTACAGTTGATTGCGAACCACTTGCAACATAAGCCGCATTAGCCCTACTTGTCTGCCAATCAACAGCATTAGCACCCCTAGCATTACCACCTACTGTAGAAGATGTAGTAGCTTGTGCTTGTAATGCTCCTGTTCCTGCTGGAGAAACATATAAAGCACCATTAGATTCTAGTCCTAGTCCTGCTACTCCACTAAAGGATAGGGTAGGAGTTCCGTAAACTTGAGAGGTTGTAGTTGCTGTATATGGGCTTATTAAACTACCAACTTCAAACTGTGACCCATAAATATAGATACTTGAAGTTCCATTGCCAGTATAAGAAAGAGTGTTATCGGCTGACGACATACCAACAGTTGTGTTATTAACACCACTAAAGGCATTAGCTAAGACTATAGAACAACGATACCAACCATTACCAACGGAAGTGATTGTGCCTGTTAAACCACTATCAACAGTTCCTAAAACTCCAGTAGAAACATTAAAGTACGCATTTAAAGCAGTACCAGCACTATTTGTTGTTCTTAAAAGTGCCCAATTACGGGTATTGGCTTTAAAGTAACAAGAAATTACATAACTTTGATTTACTGTTGTTACTGGTTGAAAAATTCTGTGTGGGTTTGTGGAAGAATCCTCAGTTAATGTATAAGCATTTGTGCCACCAAAAGGGTCAGTAGTTGCTACAGTTGTTGCTGGAGTTACGGCAGTTTGTGTCCAAGTAGTTGTAAATGTATTTGATTGTAGAAAAAGGTTTGTACCAGTACCTTTTAATACTTCTGTCTGTCCTGTAATAGTAGTAAATGTTCCTGCGGCTGGGGTAGTAGCACCTATAGTTCCGTTTACAGCACCACCAGTAGAAGTTAAAGTGGTAAATGCACCTGTAGTAGCTGTAGTAGCCCCTATAGTAGTGCCATTGATTGTGCCGCCTGTGATGGTTACTGCGTTGGCGTTTTGGGTAGACATTGTGCCAAGACCAGTAATGTCTGTGCTTGGTACGGTTGCAACAGCCGTCATTGCACTTGTGCCGTTACCCTTTACATAGCCAGTTAGGGTTGATGCACCAGTTCCCCCGTTAGTTACATCTATCGTACCTGTTAGGGTATGGTCAGCGTTCCAATCTGATGGGCGAACTAAACTGGTATCTGTATCGTCAGGTATTGTGCTGACTTTACTGTGCTTAACTAATATGGTCATTGAACACCTACAATTTTACCGTCTTGACCCCTAATTACAGTCTTAGGCTGGTTTAGCTTATTCATCATTTCACCAAGCATCATCGCCATTTGGTTGCTGTTATTGTTAATTGCGTTGGCAACGGTTTCCATTGGGTTTTGCATAGCTTGTGCCATATCTTGCTCGTTAGCGTAGGCCATTGCACCGTCTGAATCATCTGAGCCAATCCTTGCAACTTCAATCTTTGCCCCGTTGTTAATGTGGGCTAGTAAGACTTGGGTATTGCGTTCAGTCATCATCTTCATCTGTGCGACCTTGAGTTCCATTTCCCGATCCATCATATTGCGTTGTTCTTCCAGTTGGAATTTAAGCTGGTTCTCTTGAGCTTGGTACTCTTGTTTAGCCTTTTCAAGTTCCATCTGCATCTGCATCTTTTGTTGTTCCATCTGCATCTGTGCTTGCATTTCAGCTTGTTTAGCCTGTGATTGGGCTTGCATCTTAGCCTGATCCATCTGCATTTCTAATTGCATCTTCTGCATTTCAGGTGATGGCGGCTTTGGCTGACCTTCAGCTTGAGCGGCTTGCTGACGGAACTTATCTGCGGTTTCGTCAATCAATCCTTCTAAACCTTTACCAGCTTTGAACGCTGTTACGCCAAACTTGAGCATTTCAATCAGCATAGGAGTAAGTTCAGGCGTAGCTTGTGCGGCAGGAATAGCTTGCTGTAAGAATCCACCCATAGCCTGTAAAAATTCCATCCTGTCTTGCTTTTCTTGTTGTTCATCCTGATAAATCATGGAATCGCTAGTGACTTCAATACGGAAGTTCTTAGCTGGTTCGTTCTTTAAGAGTTGTAATGCTTGCGGTATAAGTTGTTGATCTTGTGGGGATAACTGCATTGCACCGCTAATCTTAACGATAGTGTCATCGGTAAAATGCTGGCAAATAATCTGTGCTTTGATCTGCAATAGGGCGGTAGCAAAGTTCACTACATCGTGTTGCATCGTCTTTAAACGCCCTGAAGCGTTGTTTGACTTAATGATCTGAGCACCAAGAGTTTCGTTAGGATCGGTCTGACCACGCTGAATATCAGCAATACCCATGATTTCGTAGATTTGACCTTTAACTTGCTCCATAGCCTGATAAGCCATGTTCAAACCTTCGGCAATCGGCTTGATGTCTACAAGGTTAATAGCCCCTACAAGTCCACCCTTCTCACTAAATGCACCGTAGTTCTTAACTGGTAACAGGGAGTTGTTCTCACCCTCGGTAAACAAACGGGCAAGGGATGGCTCAGAAGCGTCATATACGCCCCGAACTTTCAATGCTTGGATGAATCCATCAATCCTGTCAGCGAGCGTGTCTAACTGTCTTGCTTGGTCTTGGTAGAGAACAAAGTCAGGTACAGGGATTAGGCTGTCAGTTGTCAGGGTTGAGAACATCGGTTTTGGGCAAGGCCAAAAGTTTTCAAGTTTTAGCGGATCAGCACGGGTATCAAGGATCTTACCTAATGACTTATTAAGCCAAATGACTTCACCTGTAGTTTTGTCCCAAATCTCATAAACAACGGCTTCAGATGAACCTTCGCCCATCTTTTCGTTGAAAGTTTTAGAAGTTTCAGGTTTTGTATCTAGCGGAATCTTACCGCCCAGTTCCTCACCAAAGCGTTCAACAAGGGCAGGTCTACCCATATAAACCTTACGCCATACTGCGGTTACTTCTTCCCATGTACGGGCAACGGTTAAACCAAAGTCACGCCAATGAACATAATCTACTGGAGCACATTCGTACTCAATGCGTTCTTGATCTTCTTTATGTATGCCGCCTTCGGTTTCTGCTTCGTCAATATCTTCTGTAACCTGAAAGCCATCATCGGGAGCATCTTCAGCTTCACCGCCTTCTTCACCGACAATATGCGGTTCATAGCGTACCCATGCTGTACCACGCCCACCGAGTAAACGGTCTTGAACAGTCTGCTTCATGGCACTAGCGTAATCACCATAATGCTCAATTTCGTACTCTAATGCTCGCTCTAACATCATTGATGCTACACGACCAATTGGGTCATTGTCCCTAAATCTGCGGCTTACATCAGGTCTTGGCAACCTTGCAAATACAGCAGGGGTAATGGTTTGGACATTAGACCAAAGGATATTGAACTTGGCGTTAGGATTGTTGCGACTGCGTTGGTCATCACGATAACGCTTAACAATCTTATCGGCTCGCCCTTCCCATTCCTTAAATGTACGCTCATACTGGGCAATGCAGTTGTACCAATCGGTGTATGTGTGTTCCATCTTTATTCCTAAGTAAAGTTACCCATTGCTAAAACTTCTACACCAGCACCAGTTGTTACGCTCCAACCAGCATTTTGAGAAATAGCGTTAAATTCAATAGGGTAAACGCCAATTGGGGTGTTTGCTCGAACAATAGCGTGGGAAAAACCGCCATCAATGATGCTTACTGTGCTTGTTGCGGCAGTATTTACAGTTACGATCAAACGATGCAAATAGTCACCTTTTGCACCTGTTGTGCCTAATACTTGGCCTGTAACTGAATTAGCTACATGCTCGTAGGGTAATGCGTAAGTTGCGGCGGCTGTTGTCATTTAAATTCTCCTATTAGTTACTTTGGGGGTTTCTTTCCACATTTCGTTCAGCGTTACATCAGTCTGTCCGACATGAAGTCCTTTAATTCTTGAATCTTTGAGGATAGGGCTGTCCTCATCTTTCCATACAATGCTGAGATAGCGGAACGCATCCGCTGAATGACTGGTGAAATCGTGCTTTGGGCGATCTCTAAAACATTTCTTATCATCATCCCACTCCCTTTGATATTGTCTTAAACATTCGATGCCTTCTTCACATCTATTATCAAACCAAGTGCGAGTTAATGCAAGTCGTGTTGCTTGTATTCCATCCTGTAATGACAGGTTTGGAACAATTTTTAGGTGTTTTATGTCGATTTTTGCAGAAATTTGCTCGATTATGCTCTTACCACCACTAGCTAGTGTTTTTGCTCTAGCGTCATGGGGCAGGTAATGAAAGCCATATTTGTACCCAAACTCATTTTCTTTTTGGTCTAACAACATAGTGTAAAACGGTATGGATTGACCATTGCTAGAGTGGTGATCCAATACCCGTATCTCACCGTATACCACCTGAAACCACCAAATAGCCGTACTGTCATTGAAACCGAGATCCCAAACTGTATGGCAGGGAAACATAGGATCATAGTCAACCGTGGTAATGCGGTCTAAATCAGTAATTCTACGCATTTCCTGCCCGTAATAAGCACCAAGAATAGCGGCTTCAAATGAGCATAGGAACTCTTGTTCGTACTGGTTAGATGACATAGTGGCTTGGGCATCTTCTAATTCAGCTAGTGGTAATAGACCTGATACATCTGCTCTCAGCGTCTTGACATACCAGTTATCGTTCTTTTGGGCTTCGTTGTAGATGTCATAGAACGCATTGTGACCCTTTGGCGTACCGATAAATGTAGCCCAGCCTTGACGGTCTGTAAGTAAAGGCCGCACAATCTCACCCCACAGTCTAGGCTTCATGTCTGCGTACTCATCTAGCACTACCCCATCCAAATACAGTCCACGCAGGGCATCAGGGTTATCAGCACCAAATAACCGTATTTTTGCCCCATTGACTAACTCTACCCATAACTCAGACTGATTAGCTTTGACAATGGCTGGTTCTGCAAATTTAAGCAGGTAATCCCATGCAATGTTCTTAGCCTGTGCGTAGTACGGTGCAATGTAAGCATATCTGCCGTCAGGTTTCTTTTCCATAACTGCCCTGCGGATCGTGTCGCAAATGGTTGCTACGGTTTTCCCTGCTCTCCTGTGACATACTAGGACTGCCCAGCGTTGATCCCGTCTATGAAAGTCTAAGAACGCATCCCTTGCCTTGTAAGGGTATTCGTACCTCTTAACTAATTCTTTCAATCTAAGAACTTGTGTTCGTGAATGATCTTGACAGGTTGATCTTCATCACCTGAGTGTTCAGTACGGGCTAATTTAGGCAAGTGGTATTCCATGACGCTCTGCAACATACCAAAAGCCTTTTCAGGATTAGGTAATACTATAAATTTATCGTCATCGTTTTTAACGCCAATAGCGACCTGTTCTAGCCACTCTTGCATCTTGTAGGCGTTACCCTCTACGAACTGTGCTATCGCTTCCCTAGCCATTGCTGTGGACTTATTAGGGCTACCTTTAGGTCTACCCTTCGGATTATTAGTTTGTTGTTTAATACTCATACCTTACCCAAGTGGTTGATTAAGATAAGTTAATTCTACTCTATTTTGTCTATTTGTTGTTGTATCAGTTCTTTTCTTGAAGATTTCAATTGTTCTAAAGCATTCATAGCTTCTGCGTCATTTTTCTTTACATAAGCCTGAATTGATTTGTCACCTCTTAATTTGGCGGCTTCATACCTATGACTACCATCGTAAATCATAAAAGGAACATCTAAGGATTCGTTACCCATTACTTCTATTGGGGGAAAATCTGTCTTTTTTTCAGCATATTCTTTAATTGTTTTTTCTGCTGTTGGCCAAGTTAATTTACCACCTGCCATTGCACTTTCACCGTGCTCTATTTTGTTTAACGGAATATCAACTAAAACGCTGTTTTTGGGTTTCTTTGGGATTTCCCAAGACATAGCTTTTACGGCTTTTACTGCATTAGTGCTACCCATAAGGTTAGGTACATAGTTGGCAAACTGTGAAAAAGTTGGCCCTGTTTCGAATTTACCTGTTTGTGGGTTATACGGCATGGCGTTTTGCACCATGTAATTCATGTCAATAGCGTTTTGAGCCGTTTTTGCTGGCAACTGTCTAATGTAATCACCTGCCATTGTTGACAGATTTGGTTGCGTAGGGGCAGGGGCTTGTAACTGATTATCTTTAGAGTAACCAGTTTGCCGTAACATTTCTGCCAGCGTAGCCATTACTTAACTTCTTTATCCAAGTCTTTAAGTTTATTGGCAATTAGCTTTCTACGGGCAATGCGGTCAGCTTGTTGCTTCTCTAGTGTAGATGTATGCTCTTTGCGTAACAAGGCATCTTCTTTTTTGTATTTGCGGCTCATGTGTTCCATTACATATCCTTCATCTTTGAAGCAATCATTTCTCTGCGAGTAGGCTTGGCAGTCTTGGCGGCATCTTTAAAGTCTTGTGCAGACGGTCTGCCTTCAGAAGCCTTTTTAGCCATCTTTTCGCCCGATCCAGCTTTAATACGCTCTTGTTTAGCGTGAATATTTGCGTAAAGTCCGTTCATTAACATTTCCACCTTGCTCTTGCCGCTTTGCCCCGTTCCCCATTCCATCCTGCTGACCTTGCACAAAAACTATCGTGTCTTGGCCCACTAGATTGGGGTGCTTTTAAATCACTACCATTCTTTGCGTTGTACGCTTTACGACCAGCTTCGGTCATTCCTGCACCTTCTTCTACTGACTGATAGTGCCGACCCTTACCTTTAGTGGTCTTAGCTATCGGCTTATCGTGCTTCTCTACTGCGGCACGGATGTCATCTTGACGGCTCAAACCTTTTCCTCAATGTATTTAGCGTAAGCATCTTCTAGCTTGGCTTTACGGTCACCTTTGGCGTATTCACGCTCAGTATTTAGGGCAATGGCCGTAGCTTGGGCGGTACTTTTGCCTGCTTTTTTCTCTGCTTTGATGTTCTTACCGACTGATTCGGCTGAACCTGATTTGTCCAATGGCATGGTTAAGCCTTAAATTTAAGTAGATAAATGGTTGTGTCAATTTCTTGGGCGATATTGTCAATAAGCTGGCAGATCTCAGGGTCTTGTGGCAGGTCTGCCCGTGCTTCTTTTACAAAACGCTGTAATGATTGTAGGTATGCCAGCGGTTCTTTTGGCTGGTGATAGGTAGCAGGGAAATCAGTAATCTGACCGTAAACACCAAAGTAGGTTTCTGCCAATGTATCGGTAAGACCAATAATATTCTCGTAAAAGTGTCCTAATGCCTTGTGCTTGGCATAAGACTTGGTAGCCCAATGGAAAAAATGGGTATTTGTACCCGAATGTAGCAATGTTGCTAGGAATAATGCCATTGACTTTTCCATAAAACGCTCCTTTTAATCTATTTTATAACACTTTTCTAGTAATACCTAGTGCTCTTATGGCGGCATCAACGCTATCTACACGGCTAATTGCACCACCTTTCCATTTACCTAAAAAGTCTAATTGGTCAGGGGTAAATTTACCTTTCGGCATCTTAACTTCCATTAGCAGGGTTTCACCAGCGTAGCCCACAAGTAAGTCAGGGCAACCGTGCTTCATAGATGCAAGTGACACTACAGTAGCACCTGCTTCTCGTAATGCTTTGACTATCTCTTTGTGGTTTGTATCTATTCGTGCGTATGTCATTGATTTTCAATTAAAATAGATTAGTATTAGCTAACTTTACCATTATAAAGGTGTGGTATGACCAAGCCAGCGTGTAGTGAGCAAGAGTTTATATCATTATATAAAGAACATAGATCACCAACAACGGTAGCTAGAATATTAGGTATTGATCCTAGAAGTGTAATGTTAAGAAGAAAAAACATAGAAAAAAAGCACGATATTGTGCTTGAATCTAATAATAATCGGGGTATTCCAAGATTTACTATTCCCGAAAATAAAATACGCTGTGAATACGAATTAAAAAATGGCGTGGTTATGGTGGGGTCAGATTGTCATTACAACCCTAAATATATATCTACTGCTCACCGTGCTTTTGTATATTTTACGAAACAATTAAAGCCAAACATGGTTATCCTCAATGGGGATTTGTTTGATTTTGCGGTAATAAGCCAGCACAACAGGATAGGTTATCAAGACCACCCTACAGTCCAGCAAGAATTAGAAGAAGTCCAAGCAAGATTAGGTGACATTGAAGCGGTGCGCCCTGCTGGATGTATTTTGCACCGCACGATTGGTAACCATGACCTTCGCTTTGATGGCAAACTATCTAATGTCTTACCCCAGTATGAAGGCGTTAAGGGTATGTGTTTAGCGGATCACCTGTACGGCTGGTCATATAGCTGGTCAGTTATGATTAACAACAACACAATGGTAAAGCACCGTTGGCATAACGGTATTCATGCGGTATATAACAATGTTCTAAAAGGCGGTATGTCAATGGTTACAGGCCATTTGCATTCTCTAAAAATTACCCCGTGGAGTAATTATACTGGGGACAAATATGGCGTTGATACTGGAATGATGGCGGCAGTTAGGGATGAACAGTTTTTGTACCATGAAGATTCAAGCGTCAACTGGAGAGCAGGATTTGCAGTTCTTACCTATGTCAACGGTCATTTAATGCCACCTGAATTAGTGCAGGTTATTAATGAAGATGAGGGGCTTGTGTTTTTTAGGGGTGAACTATATGAGATTAAATCCTGAAGTATTAAAAAACTTGTATGCAAGCCTGTATTGTTGTTATCCGTTTACTAAATGGCCTATGCCATTGCCTGAAGAAATAGAGTTTGTTGTTACGGCTGATCCTGAAGTAATGGGTACATACCTGCTAGATACGGGCGAGGATTACAGTCATACCATTACTATCTCATCGGGGCGTTGTAGCCACTTCTACACCGTTTTAACCACCCTTGCCCATGAGTGTGTACACATGAGTTTTCACAAGCAAAAAGGTGAAAAGTGGATGCAACATGGAAAGCCGTTTAGAACCCGTTGCAAGATGGTTGCCAGCGAACTAGGGTTTGATCCGCTAGAACTTTAAAATATATATTTAATATATATTGATTGCGTATACATATTAATATCTATATGTATAAATTAAACCGTTTTGTGTACATTTATTTTGCTAGGATGTATAGACCAATGTTGCTAAAAGCATAACCAGTAAAGGTTATACCCATACCAATTTGACCTTTTAAGAATTGCATAATTCCAATTCCAAGATATATACATCCAACAAAAGCAATTAGCCAGCTACTCATTTATAAGGCTTTCCGTTTTCTCCAACAACTGTTCTTCCGAGATAGCGTACTCCCTTTCAAAGCGTTTTCTACCCATGCCGTGAATACTGGTATTTGATCCTCGATGGTGATAGGGGCAGAGCGGAATGACGGGTGCTTGAGAGCGAGGGATATTACCTCGTCTAATGTGATGCAATTCTGCTGGAGTTCCCTCAAAGCCTTGATGCCTACATAACGAACACCCAAGTTCTGCGATTCTTCTAAATCGTGTTTTGTCATTTTTATTCATGCCTTGCAAATTCATTGTGATATTTATTTCTAGCCGAAATAGCCATTAAATTAGCTATTTGCTTATCTTTATAAGTTCCGATGTTAATTTTTTTATTTTTAACATAAATGCAAACTCTCCAATTGTTACCGTGTTTGCTAATTCCTTTATACCCTGAAGTATTTTTAACGGATAACTTTTGGTTCATTCCATTTTGCGATTTTGTTGCGGCTCTTAAATTGTAAATATTGTTATTTAATGGGTTTCCATCTATGTGGTCAATTGTTTTAGGAAAATATCCGTGGTGCATAGCATAAATTACCCTATGTATTCCCATTCTTTTTCCCTCAACGCTAACTATTCCATACCCACTTTTTAAAAAAGTTCCAGCAAGATCACCGTTTTTTCGGTACAACTTTCCTTCTTTGTAATCTAAATTTTTATATAATATATTCATATTCACTAATTTTGCGATACCTTTCTTTCTCATTTTTGGTGGCCATTGATATGATCCACGGTCATTTGTTCTAGCTTTTCGCCTGATTCTGCAATGTCAACGCTTAATTCCAGCATTTGTGTGTAGTCCTTACGGTTTAAAGCATCTTCATACATCTTGCAAAATAGTTTAAGAATTAAAAATTCTTCGGTTAATTTTAATGGTGTCATTTTAATATCCGATCTTGTGTACGGTTTGATACTTCTAAGGTCTGCCATGTGGAATGTCTAAGTCTAGCGGCTTCAAGTTCCCACTTAAGTTTTTCAGCGTTTTCTGTAGCCGTACCAATAGAGTTGCATAAATCTTGGTATTCTTGGCTGGCATAGGCTTCACGCTCTTGTGCTCCAATAGTTTGCTCATTAGATTTCTTCATCATAATAGCTTTTAATGAACTTTTAAATGTTTCTAATTGGGCTAATTCACCCTTTGCCTGTGCGTATTTACCAGCATTTTCAAGAATAAAGTCTATACATTTGTTTGGGTCTATCTCACGCATCTAATCTTTTCCTTAATAAGTTCCATGCAACTGCCGCCACTTGCGGTACTTGTCCGTTTCCAATGGCTTTATTTCTGTCCAATCTTGCGGCCACCCCATCAACCATTCTTGCAGGTTCGGGTTGATTGAAGATGGTACATATGTCCCATTCTCCTTTGCGGTGCGTCTGACCCCCGAACCCCCAGCGTTGCCCCCACCCGTTCCCGTTGTCGGTGTCGGCCATGTTACTCCCCTCTTGACCATTGCTTTCCTGCTGTTGCTTCCACCGCTCGATCCTGTTGTCGGAGTATGGAAGAACCTTTCGTTGTCGGGCAACAATCCAAATTCTCTTTCGGTGGTGTTTAGCCCCAATGTCTGACGCTCCCAACACGCCCCATTCCGCATCGAACCCCATGTTGGCCAAATCTGCGAGAACTGTTCCCAATCCTCGATGAGTGAGCATTGGTGAGTTTTCCACAAAGACGAACTTGGGTCTAACTTCGCAAATGATCCTTGCCATTTCTCGCCACATTCCTGACCGCTCTCCGTCAATTCCTGCCCCTTTTCCTGCGGCAGAGATGTCTTGGCACGGAAAGCCGCCTGATACGACATCAACAATTCCTCGCCAGTTTGTTCCGTCAAAGGTTTGAACATCATCCCAAATCGGGAAAGGCGGAAGAAGTCCGTCATTTTGTCTTGCGGCAAGTACGCAAGCTGGGTACTGTTCCCACTCAACGGCACAGACTGTTCGCCATCCGAGTAGTTTTCCCCCAAGTATTCCGCCACCAGCACCTGCGAATAAAGCCAACTCATTCATTTTCTTTCGCACAATCCTTACACATAGATGCGTACCAACGACTAAATTGTTTGTTTGGTAGTTTTCTGTTACAGCAAGAACATAATTTCATTTGCCTAATCTCTTTTTAATTAAAATTTTTATCTCCGCTTCGGTTTCAGGGTTTTGTTGTATTAACTTAACCACTTCATCCCAGCCACGCTTCTTTGCTACACCTATGTACCAATCTACAAGGTACATCTGTTTTACTGCTTTAGGTCTTTGTAAGATTCCTTGAATCATCCCTGCAAATGGGTCAGAGTTGTTCTTCAAGTTGCTTTATCTTCTGACTAATCCGTGCTCGCCATTGTTGCCAACCCTCACCAGCGTAAGCAGGGCATTGCACTTCTTGGGCTTTTTTAGCAGTAAGTTCTTCGCTGGAATACCAAGGCAACTCAGGTTTCTTTAAAGGTTCAATATCCAGTTCGTCATCATAACGCCCAGCCCGTAACCAACTGGCAGGGTATGGAATAAAGTCTTTGGCGGTTTCCTTGATCTTCCAGTATTTAAGATGCTGTGGCAGGGCTTCTAAGGCTTTTTCCTGCTCATCGGTAGTCATAGACCGCCAAGCCTTTTCAGCGTCTTTACGAGCCATTTTACGGGGATACAGGGCATAGAACACGGCAAAGGTCATTTGTCTATCTCTACAAAGTTGCCGCTTCAATTAGTTTTTTGTCTTTTTCAATAAAATCTTTGATGATGTTTTTAGCCCGTTGAATAAGTGCTTCATCACCTTCGGGTTTAACTTTGTGAACATCAAGTCCTTGGGTAATAAGACTGATAAGCCCGTGCTGGACAAGGCACTCAAGTCCTTCTTTGTCAAAATCAACT